TTAAACAAAAAAGGGGAGAATTAACTCCCCCTTAATAATTGTTATTTAGAACGATCCTCCCGTTACTGGGTTTCTCATTACAATTTTTAGAACTTTAGTTGGATCCTTAACCCAAATTGCAGGCATTGTTTGAGTCATATAAACTCTATACCCGTTGAACTGTCCGGTAGAAGCAAATCCTTGCGTTCTTCCCATATAATCCATTGTACCATTTTGGTAGAACCACTTAAGTTGATTATCCCATGATAATTTTAACAAGTGAATGTTATCGTTTCCACTCTCAGTTACATCAAAAATGATAAAGCTAAATGAGCTAAGAGGACGACCATCAATCAATGGATTCTCAATATCATTAGTATGTAAGTTATCAAATGCCGGGTTAAGTACAAACTTAACATTAGCAAGGAATGGAATAGTAAAGCTTGTGTAAGCAAAACCAAAATCAAGATCCATACCTTGTCCAGTTACGGCACCAATATCAGTAGCATTTTGAACTAATCCAGAACCATATACTTCATCAGCAATAGCTTTATTGATTAATTGCATACCTCCAATACCAGTCTGTACGATAAGCTGACGTTGTGGGTCTGGCCCTTTAAACTCAACTTTTCCTTGGTAGAAATTGTAAAGTTCAGATTTAAACATGTCAAGTGTAAAGCTAGACTTGTTGTATACTCTTTTAAATGAGTTATCCAACTGCGACCAAAGACCAACAGATAAACGAATATCATCTGGACCGTCTTGTCTAATTCTACCACCTTTACCCCACATAAGGTAAGTTTCAATATCATTTGCAATCTTAGAAAGATGCGCTGCTTCCATATTAGTGATGAAAGTTCTAGATAGTGATCCACTTTCAAATGCTTCTTTAGCACCTGCTTTACCCATATTAGCTACTAATTCTTCAATAGAAGAAACAGATGGATTGTTAGGATCTTGGTTAAAGTTTCTCCAGATCTCAGTTACTGGTACAGTACCATCAGCATTAAGACCACCTTTGATCATCAAATCAGCTCTAGAAGAGATTGAGTAATGAACGTGTGCTTCAGCGCCTCCTACAAAGTTGTAGAATTCACGGAAACCAGATCCTGTTTCAATATCAGAAAAACGCTCACCATATTCTCCTCTTGCCGAACCTTTACGGAAGAACTTAGTCCCCGCAGTTTCGTATAAAGAAGAATCAAATGTTGCATTACTGTTATTATTTACTAATTGTACAGTATAAATGAACCCATCACCAGCTGGAATAATATCATCAGCGGTAATATAAAGCTCAAGCCCGTTATACTTATCATAAGTAATGATGTCACCATGACCAAATGAACGCTTTGAAAGCTTTACTTGGAATGTAGTACCATCAGCTCCAACAGCAGCACCGCCATTAAGAGCTTGGACAATAAAGGGTAGATCTTGCGCAATTGGTGTTTGCCATTTGTACTCACCACGAGCATTGTCTACTAAAATTGTATTCTTTCCACCAAAAGAAGCCATTTGATACAAAGGCATTTCTACCTTTTGGGTCATAGCCCAAAGATCAACAGGTCCCATATCCATAGGCTCAGAAGATCCAAGCATTTGGGTAAGGTGATAAGAATCAATGTGAGATGAAGCCTTGTAAGCTGTATCTCTAAGGAAAATTCCATTGTTTAATACTGGAGTTGCCATAATTGATTGTTTTGTTATTTGTTATTAATTATATATTTGATTGTTACATCCGTTTAAAAAAGTTATTAGATCTTGGTATCTTTCTGCTTTCTTTTTTTGCAATAGGGGTTTCTTTTTTAGATACTCCTAGAGATCTTCCACCGCTATTAGCTTGCTCAGTCTTTAACTTTCTTACAGTTTTCTCAATTGATTTTTGAGCACCTTTTTCCATTATCTTGGTTTTGTATCCAGATGGATCCGATAATAGCCATAAAGCTTCTGTAATTAAATTATAGTTTGGCTCAACAAACTGATACTTTTCTAATAAATGACCTAATAAATTTGTATTCTTTCCACTAACAGATGGGTATGCTGGCTGAACTAATCCATTGAATAACATAGATTGAGTCTTTTTATCCATTTTAATTTCACCTACTTTACCATCTTTTAGTGTTTCATATACATTATTCATGTATTGTTTTGATGCATTCTCTTGCTGCTTTTTTTTCATCTCCTGTTCTTGAAGTTTTTTAGCAACAACTTTTTCTTGCATCTTATCTAATTTTGGTTTAAACTTGGCAGCTTGTTGTTCTAACTTACCAAGATCTTTCCATACCTCTATCTCTTCTTGAATTTCTTCAGCATTACCATAACCAGTAGCACTTAAATACTCAGTTATAATCGACTCTTGATCTCCTGATTTAGATACATCTAAATCTCTAGATTCTTCCACATATGCCAAGGTTCTAAATAAACCCTTTAAATCCGTACCTCCGTCTGCTACATATTTTGCTGCAACCTTTAATTCATTTGGAAGAGCTTCAAAAAATTGTTTTGGTGTTTCTCTTCTAACTTGATTTTTAGCTTCTTCAATATTAGCCTCAATAAGTTCTTCCCAATCTTTAGGAGTATAATCATCAAACGTTTTATCATCATCAAAACCGAAGACCTTTTCCTTTTTCATTAAAGATGAAAACACATCCGATATACCGGAAATAGGTTTTCTCCCTCTAGTTTCTACAGGAGAATCAGGTGTAGGTTCCTCAGAAATTCCGGAAATTTCATCAAATACATCATCAGATACAGTTTTAATTTCTTCAGAGCTTTTTTCATTAACCTTTGTTGTTTCAGATGCTTCAGGATTTTCAGCTTCTTCTGCAGTTTCCGGAGAATCTAGAACTGCACTTTCCATTATAGATTCTATTTTTATTTCTTCAGGCCTAGAAAAAACATTTGGTTTAGCATCCGGTAGAGTTACGCTGTCAGCGCCCACTCCAAATACTTCATCAAGATTAATATTTTCAGTTGTGACCTTAGTTTCCACGCTATTATTTGTTTGACTCATTTTTGTTGGTTTTGGTTTATATATATAATATACAATAAGTTTTTATCTTAAACTTATTTTATTTTAGATAATGAATAGATTTTTTGCAGTATATAGCTATCGTTAAAAGTTTTTTATAAACTTTACTTTTTCTTCTTCTTGTCCTTCGCCTCTACATCATACTTGTTTTTGTTCTCTCTAGCTATTTCAAGATTTTTATTTGCTATTTCTTTTTTGGTTGAAAGTTTATCCCTTTCAATTTTTAACTTCTCGTTATCATAGCTATTTTTCATAACAGCTTGATCCTTTTTAAAGTTCATTTGCTCTCTATATTGAGACGATTGTTTCATATCATCCATGGCATCTTTAAAATCAGATACCTGGTTTTGATTAATATCTTCTCCAGAACCGTATCCCGCGGCTCTTATCTCTGCAACAGTGATATCTTTTTGTCTATCTTTTTCTCGCTCTTCTTGTTGCATCTGAAGTTTCATTTGCTCTTCTTGCTGTTTAGCTTGAATTTGTTCTTGCTGCATTTGCTGCTGCTGTTGCATTTCCTGCTGTCTTTGAGCTTCAGTTTTTGTCTCAGCATCTTTAAGAATATCGGATACTTCTGCAATTGATTCAGCTTTAATGACATTTCCAAGATCGTATATACTAGCACCTGTAGTATTATTTTGTAAAGCCATTTGCTTAAGTTGCTCTAGTATAGCTCTATGGTTTGTTTTGGTGGTTGCAAAAATATTAAAGTCTCTTAGTAAAAGATCCGTACCGTTTATTGTAAAGTTTACCTTTTCAGCCTCTGAACTAATATATTGCAGTCTTATACTAGGATTATTACTGTGGTAAAACTGAGCTAAGTCAGTACGCATTTGATGCACTCTAGGCATTAAATTATCAGAATGCTGAGTAAAATATATTTCTGTTTGTGCATATGATTGATTCATTGCATTTACAACACCGGTTGCTGTCTCTTGTCCTATTGGAGAACCTAAACGTTGAGGGTTTACGCCAATTGCATCAAAAGCTTGCTGTTTAAAATAATTTGCTAACTGTATTCTGGACATCAATCTATTAGTCTGCTCCATATTAAGAGTTTGATAATGATTGAAATTTGTAGCATTTTCAGTATTTGTAATTGAAGTATCTAATGGGAGCATTTGAAAATCTCTCATTGCTACATATGCTTTTTGATAATTATTTTTACCCCAATCTTCATCCATTGAATGCTTTGGCAATGCATTCTGATCAAACATAATTACAGTACCTAATTCATCTACTAAAATATCTGCAATTTGATTATTAACCATATTATAACCAACCTGATAAGCTTTCATTAAATCTACTAATGAAGTTGATTTTGTATTTCTGTCTGAAAATACCCTTCCTTCTATTGGAAGCTTGCAACCATATAGCGTGCTATCACCTTTAAACTGAAATGGTATTCTTCCCGGTTTAGTTCTATTTATACCTAAATATATCGGATTAATATTATCGCCCATATTAGATCTCCAGAATGCCGGTAAGTTAGGTCCAATCTTTACACCGCCACATACTTCATTAATCCAAATCCAATCTACATGTTCACCTTGCAATAAGTTATCTTTAGACTTTTGCTTAAATATAGAAGTATCATATATAGGTTTTTTTGTAACCTTAAATGTTTCATCTATTATCTCCTGAATTATTTCACCATCTTCTTTAATCTTAGTTAGGTGGCCCACTTTTCTTTGAGTCTTCCAGTATGTAGTGGTAACTCGCATTAATTCAGCTTCACCCCAAGCACTAACATCTTCTCCCTCATTTAGAATCATACTAACAATGTCACCACCTCTAGCAGGATCATCTGACCAATTACTTACAAATTGTCTATATGCAAGCCCTGGTGAGTTAGTGTTCCATTCATGAGATCTTGAAGGATCGTAGTATGATCCATCATTCTGCATTCCGTTAACTTGATATTGTGCAGATCTAGCTGGGTATATTTCTTGTAGTGAGTGTAATTGAGCTTCGGTCATTAAGTAACCATATTTATCAATCACATCTGCAACTGTCATTAAATCAACTTTACCTGCATAGTTTGAATCTGCAATATATCTTGTATCCGGAGATTTTTGATAAAATGTAAGAACTGGATTCCATAGCTCAACATCATAATCATCTTCCATCATTTTAAAATGCCAGAATTCTCTATCTGTAATTAGCATATCACGAAAGGCTCTTTCTTCAAGCTCTTGCATTTTAAATCTTTCTTCATCTACATTTAATTGATGAGATGCCCACTCTTCTACTAAACTTCTATAATCTTTTGAAAAGAAGTCTTCTATCTCTGGAAGAGTTTTAAGGCTTTCGGGAGACATTGCTTGTTGAAATTCTTCTGATTGTGGATCTGCACCCATCTCTAGCATCTTAGCTAAAAGTTTTGATTCGGCATCTGCTAAGAGATTCTCTTCAATCATACTTCTTTTTTGCTCTAACATTTCATTATAGGATGTATCATCTACAGCTCTAAATTGAACTTTGGAATATCTTTTCGAAAATTCACCAGAAAGAACATTTATTACATTTGGTATTATCGGATAGAATTTTAATTCTAAAGCAGACTCATCCTCTTTAGTAAGTGTATCTATAAGATCTCTTTGCTCATTATCTTCAGCAACAATATAATCTGTTTTATCAATTATACCTTTAGCTAATTTGTAATTTTTAAGAAGCTTTCTTGCGTTATGTCTTAAAAATTCCAATCCTTGTAATTCTAACCAATCCATATTCCACGCATACCAATCGTCATCTTTCTTTTTAGCAGGTAAAAATTGAATTGGTTGAGTTAAACTAGATGATGTAGGGTATCCATCCCCTTTTGCGCCATTTTTTAATTGTAATGCGTTAAATACTTTCATAGTTATCTTAAATTCTTAAATCCAGATCTAGGTTTTCTTTTTGATGCGGTTTTATTACGCCCAATATTCCTAAACGGACTACTATTTAATTTATGGAATTTATCTGACTTTTCCAAAGGTTTTTCGCTTTCTCTTCTCTTAGCGTAACCTCTATTTGCCTGTTGAACTTTTACAAAAGCAACTAATGCTGAAAAAGCCACAAGTCTATCTACGTTAAGTCCCGGATAGTATTGTTGCATTTCTTTCAAAAGCATTGGATCTGGAATTCTTTCAATACCCAACGTTGTTTTTATAGCATTACCGTCATCATCAACCTCTGTATCTATTTCCTCCCTTAAAAACTCTATTGCATATGATATTAAATGCGATTTAAACAATGTTCCTGTATTTTTCCAACCATATTCTGAATACACACTTTTATTAGAACCCAGATCTTTCAAGAATACCATTTGATTTTTTGGAACCAAATACTTTTGCTTCTTTTTGGATACCATATAATTTATAAAGTGGCTTATATTATTTTCACATATAGTCCACGCATTGTACCATTCAATTATTAACAAAAGTTGCTCATGGGTCTTGTTTATATCATCGTGTCTTCCTGACCATGCACATACAAGCTTATCCATTTCTATAAATGTTTCAATGCCATCTAGAGTTTCTCTCCTTACTTCTACAGCATTCTTATATACAAAAATACTACACAATGAATCAGATGTGGTGGTTTTACCTTCTGATACAGGATCAATAGAGGCGTAGTATAAACCAAATCCAGGTTTTTTTATAGGTCTTTCATATACAACAGGTACACCCCTCTTATCTTGCATTTTTTTATCTACCGGAAATTTAGATATTGGAACTCTTCTGCTAATAGTAGGTACTATTCCATCATGACTTCTTTCTAGTTCTATATGTTCGTATGAATATTCTTTATCTTCAATTTTTTTAAGTTGTTTTGATATGATACCTTGTGGAAATATAGATTCCTTTCTATATGCAAATCCCTCCGCAATATTTGTTGGTTTCTGAGATATCCTTAATTGGTATTGCTCCGGATTTAATTTTTGCTTCCAGTCTTCTCTTTCTTTTAGTATAGCCTCAAGAGCTTCATCCACAAGAGAATTTCCAAAAGCATCTATAAATGGTGGCATAGACCATTGCTCTGGAATAAATAATCCTGATAAACCTATAGTACCATTCTTATCAAGAAGGTTTGTTTTTACAGCATATATGTCATTATTTATAGGATTTAGTATCATCTCTTTAAGTGGGTTGCACTGATCTAAATCACCAACAGATCCTGCAGCTATAAACTGACCTGTAGTCATCATACCGGAAGACATTGCAGGACGTAAGTACTCATATGTATCCATCATCTTAGATGCAATCCCAGCCTCTTCATGAAAAAAGTATGTTGTGGGCCCACCTACACCAGTTGTTGCATTTTTTTCAAATGAAGCACCTTGTATCTTAGATTTTAAACCTTTGCTAGTTTTTCTATTTGAACTTGCAATCTTAACTTCAATTTGTTGTTGCCAAAGTAAAACCTTCTCTGGATTACTTGGCCTATACCAAGCAGTATGCTCATTAAGAAAATCTTTATATTCTTCAAGAAACTTCCAAGATCCTTTATCATTAATATAATCTTTTAGACTGGCTCCTATTTTACATACAGAACCCTCCTCAAACCAATAAGTATTTATAAGCTTGCCCATATGAAAATAAGACGATGCTATTTGACGTTTTTTAAATATAGCTACATGTTTATTATTTAATTCCGCTAGTATTTCATATAATGCCATATGGTATTGGGCATCTCTAACTTTAGCAAACCCGTATGCCTTTTCTTCCTTATCATATATAGGAAGAAAGTTTAGCCACATATAATAATCTCTAGT